TACAGCATTAGCAGTATTAGATATTGTGTCTTTACCTGTAACACCACCAATATTTGCTACTAAATTATTTCTAAATAATTCAAATTCATTTTCTTGAATTTTTTGAAAAAATCCTCTTTTTTGATTGCCATATTCATCTAATCCTTTTTCTCTACCAAAAATACTTATATTTTTCACATCTTTAATTCTATCTGGTGTTTTTTCTGGTTGTAATAAAGCATCAACTCTTTTTCTTGCAGTTGTTGCTATTTGCTTTTCGGCAGCTTCTTCTAAAGAGCCTACTACATAAGTTCCAGCATAAGTGTTAGTTGTTCTAGGTTCTAAATCTGTTTTCTTTTTTCCTAAAGGTGTAAAAAGAAGGCCAAGATTAACACCACCACCTATAATTTTTGCATATTCTGGATATTTGTTTTCAAATCTTTTCCAATGTCCAACACCTTTTTGAAGTGCTTTTAATCCTTCTTGTCCAACAGCTGTATCTGCCATAAATGTAAAAGCTGTTTTCATAGCATCTTTAACTGGCTCTTCAATTGACTCTGGAATTAAAACGGCTAAACCTTTTAATGCTAGAGTACCTGTTTCTGCTAATATATCAACTCCCATGCCAACACCTGTTGCCGCAGTAGCTAAATTACCTGTTAAAATATTAGAATCACCAGACTCATAACTTTCAATAGTGCCTTTAAGTGCCTCTTTTCTTTTAACCATAGATTCTGCTATACCATTTACATAATCGGGTATAAGTTCAGCACCTTCTGTAACAGGGTATTCAACTTTTCTAAGAGTTAATCCTGTTGATGTATTTTCTTCAACATCTGCTGCTCTAAGTGTCATACCCTCTGGCAAAGGTTCTTGCATATATGTAGGATCTAAACCTACACTTTCTAAAACATTTCTTGTAGCATCTTTAGCCGATGAAAATAATGATTTAGTTATGCCTAATGGTTCAAAAGTAGTTCCAATTGGAGAATTATATGTAATTGCCATTATTGGCCTCCTTTAGGATTTAATATTTTATTTAAATCATCAATAGAAATTTCTCTATTTTCTGAATTATAATATCTACCACCCCAAGAAAAATATTCAGTATCTTTTCCATCCCATACTACTATTTCATGTTTAACTGGCCTATCCCAAGTACCTTGATACATTTCTGGTACTTCTTGTATAAAATCATTTTTAGCTTGTGCAAATTTAGCTTTAAATTGATCACTACCATCATCTTTAAGTTTTCTGTTTAATATAATATAATTATCTAAACTTCCATTTTGAACTTTTTTATTCCATTGTTGAATTGCATCTGTTGCTATTTCTCGTCTTAATCGTGTTAATCGTTTAATAGCTTCTGCATCCATTTCTCTTGTACCTGTCATAACTTCTATTAAGAAATTTCTTTCAGCAGGAGTATCTAGTCCTCTAGCACCAATACCTAAAGTTTTAATCATTGCAAATACTTGACTACCTAACAATGCTTCTAAATATTGATCGTCACTTACATCAGAATCAATTAAATCTTCTTGACCTAATGCTTTCATAATTTGATTACCAACTCTTTTAGCATTTGTAAAAAGTTTAGCACCAATTCCAGTAGTTATACCACCACTATCTAAAGTTTTAAATACTTCGTTAGTATTTCTCAAAGTTCTCATTGTTGGTTCAAGAGATGCAGCAAGGTCAATATCAGCTTGAGCCATTAATTCACCTGCTTTTTTGTTATAAGCTGGTTCTCCTACAGAACTAATAGCGTTTTTAATAACTATTTCCATATTATCACCATCAAAAAAACCTGCTTCAGTAAGTTCTTTTCTTCTACCTACAGTTGAACTATCCCATACAGCTAATCTTTCACTAAATGCAGATTGTGATCCTGCTGCTGGTGCATTTTCAACTCTATTGTATTCACGCTTTCCATTTGCTATACCTGTTGCAACAATCTCTTCTTGCGAAAGTCTAGTAGCATTGTTCATAGGAGCAGATTTTTCATTTACTAGTTTTTGTGTTTCTGTAGTAATGTAACCTTCTAAAACTGCTTCATCAATTTTATCATCAAAACCTGGCTCTTTACTTGTAATCTGTGAAGCTAGTGGTTTTTCACCAATTATTTTTCCATTAGAACTAGTTTGCCACATTTCAGTAACATTTTTACCTTGTTCATTTGTAGTTTGCAATTCTATAGTTCCAAATGTTTCTGCAACAGGAGGTTTATTAACCCCAGGCAAAACTCTACTACCATCATCAATATAGTATTTATATCCATCAGCACCTTGAATTGTTTTTCTTGCTGGAGCAGAAGAAGTTATATCATTAGCCATCTTATCGGCTATAGCTGCTTCATTATATAAACCTGATGAACGCAAAGCATTTCCTATAGCTTTAAAATCTTCAACAGACTCTGGATTAGGATATTGTTGCATAATAGTATCAATAGCGTTTTGTTTTGCTATTCTAGGATCTCCTTGACCACCCATCATGCCTGTTAAACTCATAAGTGAGGCGTTATCTCGATCACCAAGTAAAGATGAATTGTAATACATTCCGTATCGTTTACCACCACCACCTGCTATACCAGCTGCGTGAGCATCAGTTTGCATCTGTCTATCCATAGCATATCTTGTATCAAACATACTAGGCATTGAAAATTGTTCTGCCATCCCTATCTCCTATTAAACTGTTTGTTTATTTACTAATCTTTTGCCGACTAAATAACATAAAGGCTCAAGAAAAAACCTCCAAGCCTGTCCAATTCTATCTCTCTTCTTGCCATACATCTCGGCTCTTAGATCAACACTACGATGTTTAGCAACATGCTTCATCCAAGCATATATAGGTTTGCCATACCACTTCTTGCGTATTTTAAGTAATGGTTTAAAGATAGCATGATAGCCTTTCTCCATCTCTGGCTTATCTTTGTAATTCATTTCAGCGTATTTAAGCCATATAGCATTACGATATGCACCAAATCCATAGTCATCATTCATAGCAGTACATACAATCTTGCCACCACCTAATATAGAACCCCAAGCATCACTTTGACCTTTTGATTTCTTTGCAGCTTCTAAAGCCTGTAAATCTCTCCACGCAGTTGAGGCTTCACTAATACCTAACATATTTCCTTGTGTGTTAGGAGTAGGCATAACTTTCATATTGTTAGCTATAGCACCTATATTGCCCATTGTAGCAATATCATTTCTTTGTCTATTTAAACTACTATCAAGAAGTCCTTGTGATTCAGCAAAAGCCGAATCTTCTAACTGCATATTTCTTTGATTAATTGCATCTTGTCCTGCTCTACTGCCATAGTATTTTGCAGTTGTAGAAGCGCCAGTATTTTGCTCTTGCTCTCTTCTTCTTTGGTCATTAAGAGCATCACTTTCAGCATAAAGACCTCTTTTCTGGTCAAAGCGTTGTTGTTGCATATCTTGCCAACCACCACCCATCATTTGATCTGCTTCAGCACCAAATCTACCTTGTCTTGCATACATGGCATCGTAGATAGATTGATTTTCATCTGACAATGCTGTAGTAAGCATGTTGTTTTCTCTATCCCAACGGACAGTACCACCTACTCCAGTTACATCTGGGGTTGATCTTTCCCAAATCATTTTGTCTAATTCTTTTTGGTACTCAAAATCTTGTTGTGCAAATGATGATCCTCTTCGACCACCACCACCAAAACTAAAACTTAAACCATTTTGGTTTTTTGCATCTTGTCGTGCTTTGTTACGGAGATAATTTGGATTATTATAACCAGCTAATTTGCCAGAACCTCTATCTTTATTTCGATTAACAGCCCTACCTCTTCCAACTTTAACTCTATTAAATCTTTCATTTGCATTGACTGCCATTTCTATCTCCTAATTAATTAAATATCCGTGTGCCTAAGTCTTACCATGATTCCTGTTATAGGAGCAGAGAAAGAAGCTGTTACATTACTGGCTGTTTTATTACACCAAATACCACACACTGCTCTTGAATACCACCATCTTTGTCTTTCAAATACAAGTGTTACATTTGTTCCTGATAACCATGCGTTAGGCATAGTGTTAGCATCATAGCTATCACCACCACCTTGTCCTGCAAAAATAAGTATATCACCAGGAATTAAAGTTGCAGCCGAAGTAACTGAAGTTACATCCCACTTACCCGGTAGTACCATACTGTGTACAAAGTCAGAAGTATTACCTGTAGTTCCTGCAAATGTAGCTCCTATATTACTAATGCTCTCAAGTGCTACAGATGTATGTCCTACTGCAACTGAGCCTGCTGTACTATTTACACTATCTGTTTCTGTAATTCCAGAACCATTTACTTTTAACGCACTAATATCTGCACCACTATCTGAACCATACTGTATAAATACTGCTGTTTGATTAGGTGATACATCTAAAGGCGGTGATTCACTTATGTTATATCCACTAAAGGTTTCAGTATGTGTTCCTACATTCCTAAAGTCAGTAGTGTTTGAATATTCACTTCTTCCTCCCGGTGCTGCGGACACATTACCAGCATCTCCTTTAATCCAAGTGTTAAAACTTGTATATAAACCTGCTGCTACTGCTTGTGCTGTTGGTGCTTTCTGCCATACTACAGTACCATTAAAATTAATTTCTGTTACGTCTGTACTACCATTGAAACTTACTTCCGTAATATCAGTAGCACTTCCGTTAAAATTAATATTCATTAGGTAGTTACAATATAAAGTGTACCACTTGAAACATGTATTTTAGGATGTCCGTAAACAGTTTCAGTTGACCTGAGTGCAGCATGTGTTACTACATCTGCATCAATTGCTGCATGTACAAAAGCTGTACTAGCTGCTTGTGTTGTACTTGTGGCTGTAGAGGCAGTAGGTATAGTAGGTATTCCAGTTACAGTAAGTGTTTCACCTACTGTAAGTGTACCTGCTACTGTAGCATCATCCATTGCAAAACCTTCACCAGCAGCACCATTAAGGTTTGCTTTAGAATTAATTGCTGTTCGTACTGTTGTAAATTCAGAATTAAAATCTGAGCCAGATATTACTTTCGCAGCATCACTGTCCGAAAGTCCATCCTTGCCTGACCAATTGACTGCTAAAGTATAATTACTCATCGTATTTTCCCCTGTAAAGATATTAAAGATAAATCTTGAATTGAAGTATCAAATCCATTAGATACGATACTCATGTTTAGTTTTAAATGTTTTGCACTACCTGTTAAAGCTGTTTGGTATTCGCTTAATCCAAATATAGGAGTATATTTAACATCACCCCATAAAGATGTACTAGCACCCCATAAAGCTGTTGTACCAGTTGTAACAGGAGCTAAACTAATTTGAGTTGTAGAAGATGAATTAATACTAAAGTCTTTATACCACCTTAAACCCAATACTGCTCCAGAACCACCCTCTAATACTAATATCATTTTTTTTAATATAGAGGCTGTAACGGTTTCTCCCATTGGAATCCATACAGAAGATACATCAGCAGTAATTGCAGCATTAGTATAAGAAGCAGCCGAAGAAACCCAAGCCAAATCGGTATCAAAATATCCTTCATAACCAGCAATACTCCCATCTTTTTGTCCTACTAACAAGCCACTATATAATTCTGTATTGATCATACTAGCTGGTTCTCTGTCATTATCAAAAGTCCAGGTTGTAATTCTAGGTGCTTCTTGAGGAGTTATGTGTTTAAAATCAAGAACATATTGAACATTTAAATCTACAAAAGACATAATATAAACACCTTCATTTTCAACATAAACACTTTTAACATTAGTGCTATTACCTATATTTCTAATAACTGTATCTTTTATATTTAATGTTAAATCCATTAAAGGTAATTTATCTTTTTCAGTCGTTCTGGCTAATGATCTAAGTCCAGTAGAAGATAGAAATACTAAATCATCTCCAATAGCTTGTACACTATCTCTTGACACACATCCTATTCCACTTATTACTTCGTCTAAAGCAAGATTACCTACAGCAGTAGGACTGTTATATACTGCAATATTGTTCGTACCAAATATAATTAATTGACCATAAAAAGGTGCAATTGCAACAATTTCATCTGTTGCCCATATTTGACTAAGGTCTAAAACACCAGCATCACCACCATTCCAATCATCACCATCTAGTAAATTTGACCAATACATAACATCTTTAGATTCAGTGACTCCTCCACACCAAAGCCTTCCATAAAAACCCATACCACAACTAGGATCAAACGTTGTTACTGTTTGCGGTTTAGTAGAGGGTGCAACTAAAGCATTATCAAGATGATATGTAGCAGTAGTGCTAACTTCCCCTCTAGTACATCCAGTAAATGTTGTTGATGATTTTCCAGTATAAGAAATTACTTCATCGTCAATAATTATTTTTCCAGATGTTGCATATCCAGTTGTGCTATCTACCGTAATAGTAGCAAGGGTAGGATTTGTTTTTATTTCTACTATTGTTCCTGTTGTTCCTGTAATAACTTCTACAACACGACCAGTTCCAATACCTAAAACATCATTAGCTGTAAAAATCTCGTCTACTGCTGGACTAGAATCAGCACCATTAATATTAAAATTAGTATCACCTAACGCAATAATTTTATATGATTCACCCTCTATCATTTCATCAGCAGGTCTAGATAAAGCATCCCTAGCTTCACTACCTGCAATAGTAGAAGTAAATATATCATCTACTTTTGCTTCAACATTAGCACCAAGTAAATAAAAATTTGTATTACCTAATGCTGTAATTTTATATGTTTTTGCTAGTGCAACAGCAGGTGCAGATATTTCACTAGCGTTAGCTAAATTAATAGCAGTAGCAGCACTATAATGAGATGACCATTTGACATTAGAACCTAAAGAACCATCATATCTTTGTGGTGCAACTCCCGCATGAAAACAATGTAATCTATTATTAAAATTTACAAATTGCCAATCGCCAGTTGAGTTAGCTACTGTATGTTTAACATCAGCACCACTACTGGGAAACGCTGCATTAGGCGAGGTAAAATCTATTGTGTAAATACTTGTTCCATGACTAGCAAATATTTTATTAGTTCCTTGATCGTTATGTTCTATCATTGAGCCAATAGCTACGCCACTAGGAACAACTTTTTGTTTTAAACCTTTTCTAAATGATATTCTTCCAGATTCCCTAAGAACTATATTATCAGCAGAAGTAAGAAAAGAAGGATCTAATGTAGCAGCATTATCTTGCGTATTTAACCCATTAACACCAAAATTAGTTAATGGTTGATATGATAAAGGCTTAGACATTTACATACCAATCAGTTTCATATTGAGTATTACCACTATCTAACATAATAGCTTGTTTAAGAGCTTCTAAAGATTCAGCAGCCATTAAACTAGACTGTGTACCACCATCTTCTCCTCTTTCTGCAATTGCCATTGCCCAAGCACCTAAAATTACTGGTTGTGAAGGAACTTTTAAAACTGTTGCTGCTGTTGTTAAAACATCTTGATGTTTTATAATATCAAATGATATAGTATGAGCGTCTGTAGGAACTGGTGATAAATCTATTTTTAAATTGTTAGAGGCATCACTACCATTAAAACCATAGTACAGAGGCTCACCAGTATCGTCTGTAGGGTACTTTACTGTATTAATGTACAATTTGCTCACTTGTTTTAAATGTTGCCCTGTATCGTTGTTTATGGAGTCTATAATTTTAATCTCTTGACCAGAACTTAAATTGTAATTTTTAGTGCCATTAACAGTAGATATATTAACTGTTTCTCTAAGGTTAAGCCAATCATGTCTTTGTTCAACATATAGTTTAGAATCATTAACTAAAGAGCCAATTACTTTATGATAAGCCGATACTGTTCCAGAGTCATTAATAGCACCAGACCAATCGGTAGTAATAGTGTCCTCTCTAAGTCTTATAAGAACTTGATTAATTAACTCTCTATATGTCATAAGCTATCCTTTAATTATATTTCCCCAAACGGAGCATTTACCTTTTACAATATCTATAACTTCTACTTGAAAATTTCCATTATCAAAAA